TCTCTTTTAATTCTGTTGAAACTATTCTCAACTTTTGCTTCTTCGTCCCTATTTATTAATACAAAGTCAGCTGTTGCCTTTTGCTCTAAAAGAGAATTTTTAACACGTTTATGACCTTTGCAAAATAAGTATTTTAGTTCATCAAGAGGATCGTCTGTATCTAATATAATATCATTTACAGAAGTACGAATCCTAAAGTTAACCCAAAATGGGTTTGTAGAAGACCTAGATAAATCAAGACCGAGTGATGAACCAAGTCTTTTTTCATCTTCCATTGTAAGACCAGTGTACATAGCACCTGATCTTGTTAAATAAGGTCCTAGATCATCGAAACAATTTTTGTATTTCAATATACCTGACCATTTGTTCCAGCCTATGGGGCGCAATATAACTTGCATAGTTATAGATATTTAAAGTTAAACATAAGAATGTTAGGGGTGATTACTCATCACCCCACATCACATCCAGTATTATTCAGCGTCGCAATATAATTCGCCAGACGTTGTAGGATCAGCAAGCATTACGCCGAACTCTGAGAGGAAGTGTACTGAGTACCCGTCCTTAGCATTCGAACGAAGAGTGCTGATTGATTTAGCGTGTCCTGAACCAGGAGCCACTGAACCAGCTGTATGCCATACAACAAGCTCACGATCTTTACGGACTATCTTACGTAAGTTAGCCTCACCATCACGCATACTAGTATCAACGATAAGGATGCGATATGATTCAAGAGGTTTACCACTTACAGGATGAAGTTTGCGGTTATGAATAACGTCATCAAGGATAGGCAGATGCTTAAGAGTAAGTGTAATACCATTAAGGCCTTTGTATGTAACAAATTGCCCACCAAGAGTCAGTTGCTGACCTGAACCAGTAATAAAGAATGAATGATCCATCAGGGTATAACCTGAAGCTTTATCACGAAGTACACGGTCAAATTCACGAAGACCCATTTCACCTGACAGCCCAACAAAGTTGCGCTCACCAAAACCTTTAATATTATATGAAAGGTCTGATAAGAAACTATCAAGAATTTCTAATGTCAGAGTTGTATATGCACGCCTGTTCGCAGGAGCAATTTGCTCAAGGAAACCAGCACCAATACGAACCGGACGACCATTAGTACCCTTAAGGGCAACAGTGCCATCTGTAGCAGCGTTATATTTCATATAGACCATAAGCCTATCGAGACGCTCATACCACTGACGCCAAGCTGTCCACTCTTGATATACAGACCAGTATTTTGTTTCTTTCTTTGTCTGAGGATCCCTCATAGAGACCACCATAACAGTAGAGAAAGCGTCGCCACTAATATCGTACGAAGCACGAGTTGTAGTAAGCTGGTTGCGAAGTTTGAACGGAGTCTGAGCATTAAAGATGTCAGCCTCGTCGCTCCATTCTTCGTAAGCAGATGCTAAGCGGCTAACCCTTGTACCAGGAAGTAAAAGTGAAGGCGGAACGAACGATTCCTCTTTCCCGTCTGTACATGTTAATGTATAGACATAATCGTTACCATCCATATAAGGCTCGCCAATTACACGTGCCTGGAATCTGTTGTCATCAAATTCTACAAGAGCACCTGGGCCAAACCATTTTTCGGCGACCCAAATCTGGAATGTAGAACCTGCAAGACCAGGATATACACCAAGGGTGGATGAAGTAATTTCAGCACCATTGTATACAGCACGTTTAATAACGATTGCCTTATCGTGCTCAATCATAACGTCCCATTCAAAGACAGAGTTCTCGATCACTGTAGTACGGCCCATGCCGCCAGTGATATAGTCAAGAACACTACCCTGATCGAAACGACCGAATATCGTTGAGATGATACCAGGCATTTTATGCGGAGCAGTAAGGAGTAACCTTGAAAGTTCTGCTTCATCTTTTAAATCTGAGGTCCACTTGGTTTTGTAGATCTGCAAATTGTTAAGAAGATTGTCAATCATGTGTTTTAAAATTTAGTTATTTTATTTGTTAAGCAAAGCTCCAATTTTCATAAGAGGTTCGGAAGTTCCACTAAAACTCGTATTGCCCCCAGCACTACGCTTTTCTTTACCTGCTTTAAACTTTTTACGAATGTCCTCTATTGCTTTTTTTTCGCCTTGTTTTTTATTTTCAGAAATTATTTTATCAGCATACTTCATAAAATATGCTGTCTCAATTAAGTTGTTAATACGTTTGCTTGGATCTTGATAATCTTTCTGCATCGGAGTTAATCCCGTTTTGTCTGTTTTGAACATATAGTCTAAAAGTTCTTTACGCTCAGACTCAGATATTGTAACACCACGAACGGTTTTCAACTGCCCTACTGTACTATATACAGTCTCTACAAAATCTTGTTTCGCTTTTTGTTCATCCAATGCAAACTTTTCTTGTTCTGCTAATAGCTTTTTTGCTTTTTTCTCCCTGAATTCTTTTACCAATTCTAGAGCTTCTTCAGCCTCATCTTGTAGAACACCTGCGTCTTCATACCTATCAATGGCACGTTTAATCTTTTCTTCTTTGTATCCTTGATTAAGCATATGCTCTCGTAGGATAGCTTTCTGATCCCTATCCACAGCTATATCAACATTCTCTAAATCTAATGTATTACTATATACTTCACTATAATAAGTTTTTATATCACCACCTTCGGCAACAAACTTATTTAGCTCTTCAAGTTCTTCATTAGCAAATGTAGGTTTAGAGTTTTCTTTTACTACTTGAATCAATAGATCAACTACGTCATCAAGAGTTTTTACCTCCATATCTTCAGGTATAGCTATGCCTAACTTTTCTGCTAAATCTGTAGCAAAATAAGCGCTAACCTCCCCTTCATATTGTGATAAGTCTTCAGCAGGTTCATCTACTGTTTTATCGTCGTCACCTACTTTATCATCATCCGTTTTATCTGGTTCATCTGTACCAGCTACATCATCTGTTGTATCGTCATCATCTACTACAGTATCTGGCTCATCGACATCATCGTCATCAACCTTTACTTTAGCTTTTGGTTCATCGCTACCATCGTCTTTATATAACATTGACGAGAGCGCATCAAATCCTTGAAATAAGTCTTTCTTATCTTCAGCCATAATTATTATTTTTTACTAGTTGTTGGTTTTTTGCGAGCTTGGATGCGCCTAATGGCTAACTCCTTTTCTTTTTGCTCTTCCGCTTTTTTATTTTTACGTTCTGCTTCTTTTTGAGCACGCTCTTTAAGTGCGGCATCTCTACGAGCTTTTTCTTCTTCTAACCTAAGCTTTTGTTTATCTAAACTATCTTGAAAAGAGTTATCTTCTGGCATTGGTTCTTGCTGATTTTCCATATTCATCATAGCAACCTGTATGGCTGTTTCTGCCTTCCTAATGCTATCTTCTTCTTTAATTCTTAAATCTTCAGACCTTAAATTATATTCATCCTCATTCTTTTGCTGTTCAATCATCATTTGTTGTTCAGCCATAGCTGCTTCTTGTTCTTGTTGTTGCTGAATCATCTGCATCCTACGCTCTTCAATCTCTTGTAATTTATTCTTGATCATAGTCATATTGTCTGCAGTAAGTATCTCAGCTGCATCAAGTATACTAGCCCCATTCTGCATAGCAGGTTGTAATAAAGTCTTAAGGGCTTCTATATTCATAGAATCCTTTGTAGAGTCGCTTACAAATACATCAATATCAGCATATATAAAATCTTCGCTTATATCTAAGAATGTCCTAGCTCCATCTGACAAAACAAATTGTAACTTCTTTTTATCACTATTACTAAACTGATGCTGAGCAACATTTATAAGCATATTATAAACTCTACGCTTAACTTGATTATGTAACCAGAATAATGGTTCAGTAATATGAGAGGACTGTTGTACAGATCTTTCCACATTACCTACTAATTCCCTAGTATTTATGGAGCCTTCTCGTTGTTTAGTAATACCAACTATCTCACCGATCATTATCTCGATCTTCTCTAATAATTGAATATACTTATCAACAGACTGTATTGTAGAAAGATTTTGGGCTGATATCTGATTGAATGGTGCCATTTTACCACCTTCCCTACCAGGAACATCCCATCCTTCTTCGTATGGATTTATGAAGTTAATACCCAACGCATTTAGATAATGTAACCATTTATCTATATCAATACCATATTTTTTTGGTATTTGAGTTATATCCATATTAAGAATAGCACCCTTATCTTTGGCAATTGCTAATTCTATTCTATACCATATAACCATATACATATATTGTAATGGTTTCATAAGTTCTATTAATGACTTACCATAAGCATTTGTAGCATTATAAACTACACCCGTATAAGGTAACCTATTATCATTAATAGTTTCCATTGATCTATGTTGATAAGGAATAGGTCTAGCTTTATATTTATCTTCGCCTATCTTATAACCTTCCCATATTTCATCAACCCATTCCCATTCGATT